GTGCAACAGTTACTTGGTCAGCTACTGATAAAAGTTATAAAATTGTATATGTAGATGGTATTGCAACTAACACAGGTGTTTACGATGTACCTTTTGGAGAAGGTGATGTAACTCTTACTGGAACACAGACTTTAACAAATAAAACTTTAACAGCACCTAAAATTGGAACTTCTATTTTAGATACTAATGGAAATGAATTAATGCTTTTAACAGCTACAGGTTCAGCTGTTAATGAAATCACTATAGCTAACGCAGGTACGGGAGTTACGGGACCAGTTATTTCAGCAACAGGTGAAACTAATGTTGGTATAAATATTAATCCTAAAGGAACAGGAGTTTTTAGATCAGGAACAGCTGCAGTTAAAATTGCAGGAACAGAGACTATGTGGGTTCCATCTTCAGCAATGTATGGAGCTACAACTAATCCAGCAGATGCTCAGCAAGTTGAAACAACAGCAACAAGACCTGATATGAAAGTATTAGATTTTGATGCAAGCACAGATGAATTTGCACAATTTTCAGTAGCTTTTCCTAAATCATGGAATGAAGGTACAGTAACTTATCAAGTATACTGGACTCCGGCTTCTACAAATACAGGTGACTGTATTTTTGGATTACAAGGAGTTTCTTGTGGTGATAGTGACACTATTGATATTGCTTATGGAACAGCAGTAAATATTACAGATGCTGGTATAGGAACAATAGAAGACCAACAGGTTTCAGCTGTAAGTAGCGCAGTTACAATTGCGGGATCTCCTGCAGTAGATCAACAAACTTACTTTCAATTATTTAGAGATGCAAACGCAGGTGGGGATACATTTAGTGCCGACGCAAGAGTTCTAGGTATTAAAATATTCTTTACTACTGATGCAGCTAACGACGCATAAGGAATTAGAATATGAGAGATTTAAAAAATAAACTTACTTCAGGTAAGAACACAAAAAATACACAATCTAGAAAAGGTAAATCTTTTGGCTATCAAGTTTTAGGATTTGGTGCTGGAGGAGGTGGTAATCCTTTTATTGAAGCAACAGGCGGAACAATAACAGAATCCGGTAATTATAAAATTCATACTTTTACAGGGAATGGTACATTTTGTGTTTCAAATGAAGCAACATGTGCTGCCGATAATAAAGTAGATTACTTAGTAGTAGCAGGCGGTGGCGGAGGTTCTTATACTTATGCTGGCGGAGGAGCTGGAGGTTTTAGATATTATTTAAACACAGCTTGTGCACCCGTAGCTTGTGCTCCAGGAGCACCTTTAAATAATTTTCCAAGTGGTACTTCTGTTACAGTTTCAGCTACAGGATATCCAGTAGTAATAGGAGGCGGCGGAGCTGCCGGTACCCCTAATGCTGGAGCAGGTGTAGCTTCATCTTTTGCACCAATTACATCAGCCGGTGGCGGTGGAGCAAATAATGGTGGTGTTGCAGGTGTACCTGTAGCTTCTTATTCTGGTGGTTCCGGTGCCGGTGGCGGAACCGGTTCACCTTTAGCTTGGCCTTCTCCTAATCCCCCTTATCCAGGTGGAAATGGAAATACTCCTCCAGTAAGTCCTGCTCAAGGAACAAATGGTGGAGCAGGTTTTAATTCTGGAATGGATGTTGGCGGCGGCGGCGGTGGAGCAATAGTAGTTGGAGGAAATGCACAACCTCCTTACAACGGTGGAGCAGGTGGCTGTGGAGCAGGTCTTCCTACGGCGTTTGGTTCAAACGGAGAACCCGTTAGTTCTTTTAGATATTATTCAGGTGGCGGTGGTGGTTGGTCAAGAGGCGGTCCCGGTGGAGGTCCACCAAAACCAGGCGGATCTGGTGGAAATGGTGGTGGCGGTCCAGCAAAACAAGATGCAGGTCCAAACCCAGGTGCTGCAGGAACAGTTAACACAGGTGGTGGTGGCGGATCAAACGCTGGTTCTAGTGGCTATGCCGGTGGTTCAGGAATAGTAGTAATAAGGTATAAATTTCAATAGGTAAAAATTATGGCACACTTTGCAAAAATATCAGAAAATAACGAAGTACTTAGTGTAGTAACTTTAAACAATGTCGATATGCATGACGCAGAAGGTGTTGAAGATGAAACAATTGGACAACAATATTTAGAAAAACATAGTAACTGGCCATCTCATTTATGGATTCAAACTTCTTACAACACATTACACAACACTCACGTCAATGGTGGAAATTCTTTTAGAGGAAACTATGCGGGTACGGGTTCTATTTGGGACTCAACAAATAATATTTTTTGGAATGCTAAACCCTACGTTTCTTGGGTAAAAGATTTAGCTACTGCTTCTTGGAAATCACCTATTGGTGATGCACCTGAATTAACTGCTGAACAAATAACAGCAGATTGTTTTTATATTTGGAATGAAGATAATCAATCTTGGGATCTAAGAACACCCTAGTAATCTTGACATCTTAAAATAAATCTAGTATCTATGGTGGGAGATATGCATAAGAAAGTATTAACAGAGCAATCTATATATTTTGGAAAAGTATCAATGCCGAAAGGTTTTGAGATAGATAGTAATGAGTTGTCTCATCACATTTTACATTCTACTTTTGATAATAAAGAAATAAAATTTTCTAAAACTTGGGATAAATTAACTACCTACGTTAAAGACTATGTACTTTTAAAACATAATTTTACATTAATTAATAAAAAAACATGGGGAAATATTTATAGACCACAACAAACAACTCCTCCTTTATTAAATATAGATCCAGTAGATCTACGTAACTCTCCAGATTTTACATTACTTTATGGTGTTAAAGTTGATGAGTGTATTGTTAGAATTTACTATGATGATAATAGAAGAAAAGGAAGAAGTTGGGACATGCCTTTAAAAAACAATATGTTTATTATGTTTCCTTCTACCAATATGTATCACATATCAAACACTCAAAAAGATTCATTAAATTTTGTTCAAACAATTACCTATGAATATATCTAATTATTATTGGTATTTTACATCTGTACTAACCCCTAAATTTTGTGACGAAGTTATTAGATATGGGTTAAGTAAAACAGAAACTTTAGCTAGAACAGGTGGCTATGAAAGAAAAAAATTATCTAAACAAGATATTAAAAATATGAAGAAAAAAAGAAATTCAGATGTTACTTGGTTAAATGATAGTTGGATTTATAAAGAAATCCATCCCTATATTCATAAAGCAAATAAATCTGCAGGTTGGAATTATGAGTGGGATAGAAGTGAAGATTGTCAATTTACAAAATATAAAAAAAATCAATATTATGATTGGCATTGTGATAGCTGGGATAAGCCCTACGATAAACCCGGCCAATTAGACCATGGTAAAATTAGAAAACTGTCTGTTACATGTCAACTAACTGATGGATCCGAGTATGAAGGAGGAGAACTAGAATTTGACTATAGAAATTACGATCCTCATATGAGAGATGAATTCAAACATTTAAAACAAGCAAAAGAAATATTGCCAAAAGGATCTATTATTGTATTTCCTTCGTTTGCATGGCATAGAGTTAAACCCGTAATAAAAGGGACAAGGTATTCATTAGTTCTTTGGAATTTAGGATATCCTTTTAAATAATATGGACACTCACGAATATTTTAAAACACCTATTTGGACTGAAAAAAAACCTGAGTTTTTAAAATCTTTAATTAAAGCTAGTGATAAACATATTAAAGCAGCAAGAACTAGAGATAAAAAAATAATAAAAAACACAAAAGATTTTGGTTATTCTCATCATTCAATTCCGTTAACTAGAGATAATGATTTTTTAGATTTTACAAAATATGTTGGTGAAAAATCTTGGGAGTTTTTAGATCATCAAGGTTTTGATATGAATAAATACCAAACAATGTTTAGTGAACTATGGGTACAAGAATTTAGTAAGAATGGTGGTGGACACCATTCTGCTCATGTACATTGGAATCAACATGTGTCAGGTCTTTACTTTTTAAAATGCAGTGAAAAAACATCCTATCCTATTTTTCATGAACCAAGAACCGGGGCTCGGGCTACCAAATTAAAAATGAAACCTCAGATAAGTAGTATTCTTAATGGACATGACCTTGTTCATTTTAAACCAGTGCCTGGAGAATTAATTATATTTCCTGGTTATTTAGAACACGAGTTTTCAGTTGATCATGGTGTTGAACCTTTTAGATTTATACATTGGAATATCCAAGCAGTACCGAAAGAAATGGCTAAGGATGTTTAAAAAAAATAAATATACAGTTATTAAAAACGCTATTGATAAAGATCTAGCTTTATTTCTTTTTAATTATTTTATGATGAAAAGACAGGTAGCAAAAACATGTCTTCAAGAAAGATACATATCTCCTTACGAAGATATGTTAGGTACCTGGCAAGATTCTCAAGTACCAAATACTTATTCAAACTACTCTGACATTGCTATGGAAACTTTAATGTTAAAATGTCAACCTCTTATGGAAAAATCTACTGGATTAAAACTATATCCTGCTTATACTTATGCAAGAATTTATAAAAAAGGCGATGAATTAAAAAGACACAAAGATAGATTTAGTTGTGAAATATCTACTACTATGAATTTAGGTGGGGATTCTTGGCCAATATATTTAAGTCCTACTGAAAACGTGGGTAGACCTGATGGAAAAAATATTACTGTAGAAAGTAAAGCTAAAGGTATTAAAATAGATTTAAAACCGGGAGACATGTTAATATACTCCGGTTGTGAATTAGAACATTGGAGAAATAAATTTAAAGGTAATGATTGTGCACAAGTGTTTCTTCACTATAATAATAAAAAAACACTTAACTCTAAAAATAATATATTTGATAAACGTTTGCACCTAGGTCTCCCTTCATGGTTTAAAAGATGATTATTAATTTATTTCCCACAGCACTTTATACAAGTAAATACAAAGGTGATTTAAAAATTTATATTAAAAAATGTTTAAAGTTATCAAAAAAAATTAGTAAAGGAGGAGGCAACTGGCTTCAGCAGCCTTACAATACTTGTAATAAACACAATTTTTTTACAGATAAAACATTTAAACCTTTAACTGATTTTTTTGATGAACAGGCATCAATTTTTTTAAAAAGTTTAAACATGAAAAAATGTTTAGAAAAACAAGCTTGGTTTAATTTATACAACGTGGGAGACAGCCAGGAATTTCATAACCACAATTGGAAATCAATTAGTGGTATTTTTTATTTAAAAGCTAATTCTAAAGATGCTAAAACAATTTTTAGATCTCCCATTAAAGACTACCCTGCTGATGGGGATTTTGATAAAGATAATTTTTATACTTGGAAAAGTTATGTTGTTAAACCAGAACAAGGTACTTTATTATTATTTAAATCTGATCTAGAACATTGTGTAGAAACACAGATAAACAACTCTCAAAGAATCACTATTGCATTAAACTATTCAACAACTTAATTGGTTGAAAAGCTTTACTATACGTAAAAAATAATATACAATTTAAACTTGTAAGGGGAGGACCCACCACGAAATCCCCTTGCTTTAAATATATTGAAATCACCTACAATCTGCTATACTACCTAATAAAAGGTTTTTATATGTTACAAAAATTAGGTTTTGCCCCAGGATATAATAAACAAGTTACTGAATTAGGTGCTGAAGGTCAGTGGTTTGATGGTAATAATGTTAGATTTAGATATGGTTCGCCAGAAAAAATAGGCGGCTGGGATCAACTAGGTTCAGATAAATTAACCGGAGCTGGTAGAGCTTTGCATCATTGGGATAATAATGCAGGGGTCAAGTATGCAGCAATTGGTACAAACAGAATGCTTTATGTTTATTCTGGAGATCAATTCTATGACATTACTCCAATAAGAACAACAATTGGTAGTATTAATTTTACATCTGATTCAGGGACACCGACGGTTACAGTTACATTTCCATCTTCTCATGGTATGGCGGAAGATGATATTATATTATTTAATGATATTAGCGGAGTTACTGCAGTAGGTTCTACTTTTAATGATGCTTCTTTTGAAGACAAAAAATTTATGGCAACTTCAGTGCCCACATCTACAACAATTACAATTACAATGACTGCCAATGAAACAGGAACTCCTTTAAGTAATTCTGGAGATGGTAAAGGTGCTATTTTTTATTCTGTCGGTCCATCACAACAACTTGGTGGATTTGGTT